TTGGAAGTCCGGTGACAAGGCCGAGATCAAGCACAACGTCGCAGTGAGCTACTACAAGCTGGAAGTCGACGGGCGCCTGATCTACGAGATCGATGCCCTGGGCATGAAACGCGTGATCAACGGTGTCGACCAGCTCGCCGCCCAACGTTCGGCCCTGGGCCTGTAAGGAACTTCCTCGATGTCTGAAGCAATCAATGGCACGCCGTCCTGGATGGTGTTGAGCCCCGAGAACGTGGTGATCAGCCTCAGCAAGGCGGTGTCGATGAACGGCGTGCAGTGCGACAAGCTCACTCTGCGCGCCCCCACCGTGCGTGATATCCGCGCTGCCAACAGCGTGGCGGCCGGCGATGACGAACAGCGCGAGCTGATGCTGTTCGCCAGCCTGGCCGAGGTCGGCAGCAAGGACCTGGAGGGCCTGACCCTCAAGGACTACCAACGCCTGCAGGCCGGTTATTTTCGCCTGGTGCAAGACGACGAGCTTTGACCCGGCAGTGATGAAGGTGGCGGCGAAGCGGCTCGCTCGCGAGCTGCATTTTTGCGCTGAGGAAATCATGACCATGCGCTATTGCGACATGGTCTGGTGGCTCACGGATTGAGCCTGTCACCACGGGGGCGGCAAATGGCGAACAACACGCTGGTATCGACAGTGATAAAGATCGGCGGCGCCCTGGACGCGACCTGGGCTGCTGCCACCAAGACGGTGGAAGACCGGATCAAGGCGCTCGACGAGCAGGCCAGCAAGGCCCGGGGGCTGGCGACGGCCATCGGTGAAACCCAGCGCCTGCGCCGGGAGCTGAACCAGGCCCGCAAACAAGGCGCGCTCTCGGTTGGTGACTTGCAGGCCAAGCTGGACAGCAGCCTGGACGGATTACGCAAGCAGGGCATCCAGGTACGCAAGCTGAACCAGGAGTACCAGGCCCTGGGCCGTGCGGCCCGGAGCCTTGAGCTCAGGGCCACGGGCCAGCGGCAGATCGAGCAGGGCAAGACGGACCTCAAGTCCAGCTACGAGCTGGCGAAGAAAGCCGTTGGGGTGCTGGCGGTGCCGGTCAAGATCAACGCCGACTACCAGGCGACGATCCGCGACATCGCCATCAAGGGCAATATCGCCAATACCCCGCAGGAGGCGCAGCTGGCACGCAATGTCCTCCAGGTTTCCCGGGACTCCGGGCTGGGTCGCGGCGAGGTCGCCAGCCTCATCGCCGGGATGACCGCCAATGGCACGTCGTTGGACAAGGCCCAGCAGTATGCCGGGCTGGCGGCCAAGTTCGTGGTTGGCCAGGGGGCCGACGTCGGCGACACCGCGACTCTGATCCGGGCCCTGGAGACGCAGGCCGGGATCACCGATCCCAAGACCCTGGAGCGGGCCCTGGAGGCCATGGCCTTGCAAGGCCAGGCGGGCAACTTCGAGGCGGCCGACATGGCCCGCTTGCTGCCCGACCTGCTCAAAGGCGCCAAGGACATGAAACTCACCGGCATGGATGCGGTGAGCCAGGTGGGGTCGATGCTGCAATTGCAGATGTCGACGGCCAACGGCGCCGATGAGGCCGCCGGCAACCTGAAGAACTGGATGGGCGAGATTCGCTCACCGGCCACTGCCGCGGCTTATGCCAAGGCTGGCATCGACTATGAGGGATCGCTGCAGACCGGCCTGGAAAAAGGCATGTCGACCCTGGAGGCGAGCTTCGCCCTGGCCATGAAGTACATCCAGGTCACCGACCCGGCCAAGGCCGCGCAGATGACCGCGGCCCAGGCGCAGATCAGCCAGCAAACCGATCCGCAGAAGGCCCAGGCGATGCTGGCCGCCCTGGCGCAGTCGCTGCGCGGCGACAACCTGTTCGCCAACATGCAGGTCAATGCGGCGTTGCAGGCTTACGCCCAGGGCCAGGATGGGTACCAGAAGCTCAAGCAGGACTCGCTGACGGCCTCCGGTGTGCTGGACAAGAACCAGGCCGAGCGCCGGGGGACGTCGGCGCAGATCTGGAAGGAAGCCGATGGCGCGGTCGACAACCTGCAACAGGCGTTCGGCCAGGCCCTGACCCCGGCCACGGACCGCTTGGGCCAGAGCCTCACCTGGCTGGCGAACGGCATGACCGAGCTGACCCACCAGGCCGCTCCGGCGGTACTGGGGGTGACCGTCCTGGCCGGCAGCCTGCTGGCGCTGAAGAAGTTGCAAGCGGCCTACACCCTCGGCAAGGGCCTGTTCAACGTGGCCCGGGGCTCGATGATGGGCAACCCGGACTTCATCCAGAAGGTGCTGGTCACCAACCCGGGGGCACTGGGTGGCGGTGACTACGACATCGACACCAGCCGTGACAAGAAAGGTGGCAAGGGACGCAGGGGGGGGCGGGGCGCAAAACCCAAGGGTGGCTTGGCCACCAAGGCCGTCCAGAAGTTGAAGGACCTCCTTGGTTCAGGTAATGCGGGCAGGGCAGGCAAGGCGAGCAAGGGCGCCCTGGTCTTGGAAGCAGGAATCTCGGCGGTTAAAAACAGCGGTAATGTGATCAAGCCGCTGATCAAGGGCGGCAGCGTCCTGTCCGTGGCCGGCGCTGTCTATCAGGCAGCAGACACCTACCAGAATGCCAAGACCCGGGACGAGAAAGCCGAAGGTTATGGCAAGGCTGCCGGAGGCCTGGCCGGTGGCGTGCTGGGTGCAGCGGCAGGTGCTGTGGCCGGTGTTGCCGCCTCCGCCATGACCGGTGCCATGGTTGGCTCCGCGGTACCGGTACTCGGGACGGTCGTTGGCGGCATCGTTGGGGCTGGGGTGGGAATCCTGTCGGCCTGGGCTGGAACCGAAGCAGGTGGTTACCTGGGCAAGAAACTGTTCGGCGGCGATGACTCGCTCAAGTCGATGCCCGCCGCCGGCCCGCTGATGATGCGTGACGCCGGCAAGAACATTCCGCCGGTCATGGACGATATCGCCAACTCCTTCAAGAGCGGGCAGACCCCGCCGCTGATGGGCCAGGTGGTGCGTTCCATGCCGTCGGCGCCCGGCACGTCGAGCACCCTGGCCGAACCCTTCAAGGCCCCCTTGGCGCCGGCGATCGAGCAGCAGTTCAGCTTTGCGCCGGCGATATCGGTCACGGTCCAGGGTGATGTCAAGGACCCGGCGCAACTGGCCCGGGAACTGGAGCCCTACCTGCGTTGGCAGTTCGACGAGTACAGCCGCCAGGCCTCGGCTCGCCAGCTGTCCGATGCACCTCACGTTTAAGGAGACGCCATGGCCTATATGGAACAGCTGCAATCGGGGTTGCAATCCCTGGTGGCGGCAGCGGAGGCGGGGCGGCGCAGCGCGGACGAGATGCTGGGCCCCATGAACGGGGCCATCGGCGATATCACCGGCGCCGCCCTGGAGCTGGAGAACCTGCCCGTGGTCGGGCCGCAAGTCGGCACCCGGCTGCGCCGCATCCTGCGCGGTATCGACGCCGCGCAAAGCCGGGTCGGCGAGGTGGCGGCCCAGTACAACCAGGCCGTCACGGTAGCCGGGCAGGTGCAACAGCGCCTCGGCGCCTTGCAAGAGCAGACGGCCAAGGTCGGGGCGGCGATCAACCGTATTGGCGGGCAGATCAGCCCGGCCCTGGGCACGATCTTTCCCAGCAGCCTGTTCGCTGCCAAGGAAACGCCCACCGCCGAAGCGGTCAAGCCGTTCCCGCACCTGCTGATCCTCCAGCCCCTGGGGGCTGCTTCCCAACCCTATTACTTCAACCTGGACACGGCGGCCTTCGATGAACTGCGGCGCCAGACCAGCTTTCGCTGGACTGGCCAGGAGCGCCTGGGGCGCAGCAGTGCCCAGCAGGCGGTGGGCCTGGGCGACGAACGCATCAGCCTCAAGGGTGCGATCTTCCCCGGGTTCAAGGGCGGACTGGGGCAGTTGCAGGCCTTGCGCAGCATCGGCCGGCAATTGCGCCCCTTGAGCCTGACCACCGGCTACGGCGAGGTCCTGGGCACCTGGTGCCTGACCAGCATCGACGAAGACCAGGGCCATTTGCTGGCCGGCGGCATTCCACGCAAACAGGCCTTCTCACTGGAGTTCGTAAGCTATGGCGACGACTTGCAGAACCTCTGACGGCGATCTGCTCGACACCTTGTGCCAGCACTATTACGGGCATTTGAACGGCACCGTCGAGGCAGTGTTGGATGCCAACCAGGGTCTGGCCGACGAGCCCCAGCCATTGCGTGCCGGGGTGCTGATCCTCTTGCCGGACCTGCCGGCGCCGGAGCAGGCGCTGGTCCAGCTATGGGACTGAGCCCTGGTCTCGCTTCTGCAAATTCCTTTACTGATCGGCACCCAGTGCGAGGCGTTTTATGACCCCAGAGTTTCGTATCGTTGCCGATGGCCGGGACATTACCAGCCAGATCAACGAGCGGTTGCTGTCCCTGCGCACCTCGGACAAACCCGGCATGGAGTCGGACGAATTCGAGCTGCGCATCGACGACCGCGATCGTGCAGTGGCGCTGCCCAGCCGTGGCGCCAGCATCGAGGTGTTCATGGGGTATGCCGGCCAGGGGCTGACCCGCCTCGGGCGCTACACCGTGGATGAGGTGGTGGTCTCCGGGCCACCGGACACCCTGGAGATCCGCGGCAAGGCCAGCGACATGCGCGGCAGTGGCAAGACCACCCGCAGCGGCAGTTGGGAAGACGTACCGCTGCAACAGGTGGTCCGCGACCTGGCGGCCCGTAACGGCTGGACCCCGGTGTGCCCGGTGGCGATCAAGGTCCTGCGGGTCGACCAGCTTAACGAGTCCGATTTCAACTTCATCACCCGTCTGGCCCGGCAATACGACTGCACCGCCAAGGTCGCCGAAGGCAAGTTGCTGGTGCTGCCGCGCCAGGCGGGACAGAGCGCCAGCGGCAAGGCCCTGGGCAAGGTCACCATCCACCGCCACGAGGTGAGCCGCTATCAGTTTCGCCTGGGCGACACCAGCAGCCACAAGGCGGTGCAGACCCGTCACCAGGACAAGAAGAGCGGCAAGCTGCAGGTGATCGAACTGGGTAACGACAGTGCCCCGGCCGGGGTGCCCGCGGTGCACACCGACCGGCATATCTACCCGAACAAATCCGCGGCAGAGCAGGCCGCCAAGGCGCGCCTGGCGGCGTTCAACCGCAGCACCGCGGCCCTGCGCCTGGATCTGCCCGGGCGCATCGACCTGTTCGCCGAACGCCTGATCGACGCCCAGGGTTTCAAGGCCGGGCTGGATGGCGAGTACCTGGTGGATTCGGTGGAGCAGGTCTTCAGCCCGTCGGGCTGGAGCACCACGGTGGAGTGTAATGGCGGCAAGCAGGGCAAGGCCCGGGCCAAGGGCAAGCCGAAACCCAAGGCCAAGCCGCTGAAGGTGCTGCAACTCTAGGTCGGCGGCGTCCGCTGCGAGCCTTTGGACGGCCCCTTTGCGGACGTCCGGTTTTTTTCCCGATGCGGTTCACCCGCAGGAGATTTCATGAATTCCAACTTCATCCAGCCGGCCTCGACGCGAGGCATCCGGCGGTTCTTGCGTGGCCTGCTTGGCGGCTGCGCCCTGGCACTGGCCAGTGCGGCCCAGGCCGCGCCCTTTGTCCTGGCCTACACCGACGGCCAGGTCGAGACCTCCTACAGCAACCTCAAGGCTTTTTATCGCAACCTCTCGGCCGTGGGCCTGGGCAGCACCTACGGCCTGACGGTCACCGGCCAGTTGCACCAGGAGGGCATGAACGACACCACCCGGCAGATCATCGCGTTCGCCAAGTCCAAGTCCTTGCCGCTGTACCCGACGGTATCGGACTACAACCAGGACATCGCGGCCTTCGACCCGGCCATTTCCCACTCCATCGTCAACAGCAAGGCCTTGAGTGCCAGCACCATCAAGCAGTTGGTGACGCTGGCCCGGGATAACGGGTTCGCCGGTATCAACCTGGACTTCGAACAGGTGGAACCGCGCAACGCCAAGGCGTTTTCCGCCTATGTCAAAGCCCTGGGCCAGGCCCTGCATGCGCAAGGGCGCAAGCTGATCATCAGCGTGCCGCCCAAGGTCGACGACCAGCAGCCCGAATACCTGCAAGGCTACGACTACAGGGCCCTGGCAGCAGCGGTGGATTACTTCCAGCTGATGACCTACGACCAGGTGGGCCCGGGCTGGAGCAGCGGCGGCTTCCACGGCGAAGTCTGGCCGGGCCCGGGCTCGGGCCTTGACTGGCAGCAAGCGCTGCTGGCCTACGCGGTAACGCGAGTACCGGCCGGCAAGCTGCTGTCCGGGCTGGCGGCCTACGGCCAGGACTACAGCATCGGCAATCGGGTGCACTGGTCGGCCTATGAGGAAATCATCGCCGAGCACAACGCCGTCACCCACCTGGACGCCCCCTCGGCCACTCCTTACGCCACCTGGGGTTCGGTCAACAGCTTCGCCGACGGCGTCGAGTGGAGTGCGGAGCGAGCGCAGCCGGTGCTCTGGTATGACGACGCCCAGAGCATTCGCAGCAAGGCCGCCCTGGTCGGGCGCCTGGGCCTGGGCGGCACCAGCGTCTGGGCCATGGGCTACGAAGACGCAAGTTTCTGGAGCGCACTGCAGGCCGGCCTGGCCAAGGCCCCGGCGTTGCTGCCCAGCGGACGCGAATGACGCAGTCCCGCGCTCGCCCAATAACCTTCGATGGATACGGAGCACCCAGCCATGAATGACGAAGAACTGGCGGCCATCAATCGCCTGATCGCCGCCCTCCAGGCCCAGGCCGATGGCCAGTTCGCCTTGAACGGCGCGATCCGCCTGCTGGCGCAGAGCAACCAGGCCCTGGTGGACCTGATCAAGAGCCGAGAGCCGGACCCCAACGCGCCACCCTACCTGGACGGCTCGCCAACTCCTTGAGCCCTGGCCCCGGCGCCTTTGGTCCGCACCCGAGCAACACACCCTCGACCCGCCAACCGCGGGTTTTTCATTGTTTTCTGGAGAACACCCGATGTCGATTCTTACCCAAGGTACGCAAATCTTCGCCCTGGTCCCGCCTGTGACCGGCAGCGGCCCCTACACCGTGCTGGAAGTCGAGCACGTCACTTCCTTCGAGCCCGGCGGCGCGCCTGCCGAGCAGATCGAGGACACCACCCTCGACGCCCAGGAGCGCAGCTACAAGAAAGGCCTGCGTACCCCTGGCACCGCCAGCCTGGGGCTCAACGCCGACCCGGCCAATGCCAGCCATGTGCGCCTGCACCAGCTGTCCGAAGCCAATGGCGAGACCAGCATCAAGTGGGTCGTGGGCTGGTCCGACGGCAAGGGCGTCGCGCCGACCGTCAACACCAAGGGCGATAACTTCGAGCTGCCCACCACCCGCACCTGGTTCGCCTTCGACGGCTACGTTTCGGACTTCCCGTTCAACTTCGCCCTCAACGCCGTGGTCACCACCACCGTGACCATCCAGCGCACCGGTGGCTCCACCTGGATCAAGAAGGCCTGAGCATCGCCATGAACCTCAAGCAACTCAAAGCCAAGGGCGGCATCGTCGATGTCCTGCCCGTGAAGAAGCAGGTGAGCTGGACTCACCTGGACAGCAAGACTGGCAAGGAGGTGACCGACACCTTCACCTTGCACATCCGCCGGCAGTCCTTCGGGGTCATCGAGCGGCTGTTCGCCGACAGCGACAACGAGCAGAGCCGCAACGCCCGCTACATCGCCGCTTCGGTGGCACTGGGCACCGATGGTGGCGAGGCCCTGAGCTACGAGGATGCCTACGGCCTGGAGCCGACCCTGGGGTTTTTGATCCTCAATGCGGTCAATGAGGTCAACGGCACCGGCGGTGCGGCAAAAAACTGACGGCCGCCGATGAGTTCTGGCACGAGTTGGTGCTGAACGGAGTCGGCGGCCGGACGATTGCCGAAGCCAAGGAACGCATGACCTACCACGAAGCCCTGGCATGGGGACGCTATATCGACCGATATGGCTCCTTGCATACCGGTAGGCGGCTGGAGGCGGGCAGCGCCCTGGTGGCGCTGCAGACCCACCGGCTGGGCGGGGGCGTGGCGGAGTTGTTGGACTTCATGCCCCATGAACAACGTTTGGGCCTGTCGCTCGAACGCGCGATGAACGAGTGGCGCTGATCCCAGGCCACTTTTCCCGAACCCGTTTCGACGGGTTTTCATGACCCGGAGAACCCCATGGCAACAGCTTCCCAAGGGCTGGACCTGAGCGGCCTGGAGCGGGCCCTGGACAAGGCCCAGCGCATCACCGACCAGGCCATGCGCAACATGCAGCGGCGCATCGACGAGGCCGGCAAGAAAATCGCCGAGTCCATGACCCTGTCGTCCGCCTCGGCGCTGGACGCCAGCGCCAGTGCCTTCGACGACATGCGCAAGGCCTATGACCCGGCCACCACCGCGGTCGACCAGTACATCAAGAAACAGGGCAGCCTGGCGGCGTTGCTCAAGCAGAACAAAAGCGCTGAAACCGACTACGCGCAGACCCTGGAAAAATCGGGGAAAAAACTCGCGACGTATTCCGACGAATTCGACAAATTGCGCAGCGACGGCGCGCTGGCAGCGGCCCAGGTGGGCATGGGCGCGCGGCAGAAGGAACGGGCCAAGCTCCTGAGCGACAACGACCTGAAGTATGCCCAGGCCCGCAAGGCCCTGGATGCCCAGTTTCCAAAGGGAGCGACCCAGGCGCCGGCCACCTATGCCGACCAGGCCGGGATCAAGTTCCCCTCCGGCGATGCCTACGGAAAAGGCGGTGAGCAGGGTGACGAATACGCCACCAGGCTCGAAGAGCTCAAGACCAAGCACAGCGAAACCGCACTGCAGATCCAGAGCAACTACCAGCAGATGACGGAGGCGATGCAGGACTGGAAGAACGGCGCCTCGGAAGCCTTCGACGACTACATGAACGCCTCCGACAACACCGCAGCCCAGTCGAAGGCCGTGTTCGCCAACGCCTTCGACAAGATGGGCGCGGGTATCGTGCAGTTCGCCACCACCGGCAAGTTTTCCTTTTCCGACTTCGCCAGTTCGGTACTCAAGGACATGGCGATGCTGGCGGCCAAGACGGCCGCATCGCGGGCGTTGAGCTCGTTGTTCAGCATGGCCGGCTCGGCCCTGATGAGCCTGTGGCCGGGTTCTGCTGCTGCGACTCCTGCTGCCCAGCAGTTCAAGGTGGGGGATGCCACCACTGTCTTCAACTCACAGATTGACACTTCGAAAATGCCGATGCCGGTATTCGCTAATGCCAAGGGCGGGGTCTTCAGCAACACCGTGGCCAGCGCTCCGACCCTGGCGCCCATGGCCTTGTTCGGCGAAGCCGGGCCCGAGGCGATCATGCCCCTGAGCCGGGGCGCCGATGGTTCCCTGGGCGTGGTGGCGCTGGGGGGCGCACCGGCCGGCAGCACCAGCAACCAGCAGGTGGTGATCCAGCAGACCATCAACGTCGGCGAAGGCCAGGGCGCTGCCCAGGGAGCCGGCGCCAACCAGCAGAACCTCGCCAACGCCTATGCCAGCGCCGCCCGACAAGGCGCTGCCGAACAGATCGCCCGTGACCTGAAGCCGGGCGGCCAGATCTGGTCCGTCATCAACGGCCGCTGATACCCAGCGGCCGCGACGGCTCACGCCCGGAGAAAAGCATGACCATCGAAACCTTCGCCTGGGTGCCCAAGGTGGAACCCGTGGGCACCGTCGAATTCCGCCTCAAGTCGGCCCGCTTCGGCGACGGCTACCAGCAGGTGGTCCAGGACGGCATCAACAACAAGACCCAGTCCTGGCCGCTGACCTTCGTCGGCGATGAAAGCCGGATCAAGCCGATCATCGCCTTCATCGACGCCCATCGTGGCGCCACGCCGTTCTACTGGACCCCACCCCTGGGAGAACAGGGACTGTACCGCTGCAAGACCTACCAGCCCTCGCCGTTGGGCGCAGGGATGTACACCCTCAGCGCCACCTTCGAACAGGCCTTCCATCCATGACCCTCAAAACCATCAAGGCGGGCGCCCAGCCCAACGATGGCACCGGCGACAACCTGCGCAG